ATACGGCACCCACTCCAAGCGGGTTTACGGAAGTGGTAGACATAGAAGAAGTTTATAACTATGGGAAGGTTGCAATATCTAAAAATCTTGCGGGGTGGGGAGACGAACTAGCGTTTCGCGCTAAGCTTAAACAACTTATCTATACAAAAATGTTAGTGGCTAGTCCACAAGACGTTAATAACCCTATAAATTGGAACCGGTTAAGCGTAGCGGAAAAGCGTATTGCGGCTACCTACTTTCTAATTGGTAAAGAATCTTTTTTTCTTGAAGTAGAGAACGACCTTAGACTTTGGACAATACGAGCGGGGGCTTATCGGTCTTGGACTATGGCGGTTAGAGCGGAACGCGCCGAACTTGCGGAAGCCGTTCTTTTTATGCGTATGGAAGACTTAAGCGACGCTAAGCTAGTCCTAGCCGATCTAAACCAAATAGCAAAAGACACTATAATAGATATAGACGAAGTAACAAAAAAGACAAAGACAAAAACTAAAGTTAAAAAGCTAAACAAAATGTACGTCGAAGGTTTAGAGGACGAAGAGCACGACGGCGTGGTAGCTATTAGAGATTGGATAAAAAGTACGGTGGGGACTCCTTACGAAACAAATGGTTTTATGAATTTAACCTACCCACTTAAAACCGGACACACGTACGAGAGTGTTAGAGACGAACTACTAGCCGCGCTAGACGGAACCTTTTAAAAATGAAAAACTACTTTACACGTACAGACTTTCCATACTTCGTACTTTCCGTAACGGGAAACAACGACGACGTACTAGACTTGTCCACCATAAAAGAGTGGTTACGTATTGACGACGCAGACACCGACGAGGACGCTTTACTTACTAGACTTCGCGACGGAGTTATAGAGTTCTTCGAAGGCTACACAAGTTTGGTTTTGTTAGAGACGGAATTTAAAACAACTCGCGACATGTTCTATAACCGCTCTTGCTTTCAGTTACGAAAAAAACCGTACCTTTCGCTTACAAGTTTCGAATACTATGTTGGTGATGTACTTACTCCGGTTCCGGTCGCGTCTTACTACGAAGTTATAAACGACTCGAACGACTTTAGTAAATTAAATTTAAAATGGGGTTCCACATTCCCCACGGACATAGACCGAAGGGAGCAAGCTATAGAAATAGTTTTTAGCGCCGGTCTTGCCGGTACTCCACAAGGTCTAGACCAAGAAATTATTAATGCTTTACTAAACCACATAGCGTCTTGGTACGAGAAGCGCGGGGATTGTGACACGTGCACATGTGCCGACGGTCTCCCACCAAACGCAAAACAAGTTTACGACAAGTTTAAAACTATTAACTTTGGCGTTCCGAGTAACTTGGAGTGTATTAATTGCGATCTTCCTTTTTACGGTGGTTATTTTGGTTAAGTGTTGCGACATAAAAATTAGCGATCTTAAACACAAGATCGAAATACAAGAACCAACTACGGTTAGCGACGGAGCCGGAGGACGTTCTAAAACGTACGCAACTATTAAAAGCGCACGCGCTAAAATAGTAACGGTAAGCGGTTCCACTCGTGTTTTTACGGAGGCGAAAGACATGCCAATTAGCCATAAAATAACTATGCGCTATTGGGGTGGTTGGAGTGCAGCTAACGCGAATAAAAGACGGATTAAGTTTGGAAACCGTTACTTTACGATTAAACACACAAACAACATAGAAGAAGAGAACAAGTGGTTAGAGTATACCGCTTTGGAAAACGTACCGAGTTAAGCAATGGCGACTAAAGTAAAAGCAACGGTTATTGGTGGGGCGGCTCTAAATAAAAAGTTAGACAACCTACCATTCCAAGCAAAGCAAAGACTAAAAGTGGTTCTCGACGGTGGAGCTACAATGTTGCGCGAGGACATGAAAAGAAGCATGGCTTCGAGTCCCGCGACCGGTAGACAGTATGGAGACCACGTAGCGTCGAGCGCGGGGAACCCTCCTAGAATTGATACCGGCGCACTCGTTAACGCAGTAACAAAACGTTCGGACGAAGACGGTAACCAAGTTGTCGGAGTATTTAAAGAAAGTGGAGAGGCGCAAAAAGCTATTTGGTTAGAGTTTGGGAACTCACTTGTAGAGGCAAGACCGTTTGCGGAGCCTTCTTACATTCGTGTTCGTCCCAAAATTATTAAGAACGCAATTTTAAGTTTAAATAACTATTTAAAGACCTTATAAAATGAGTACACAAACCGCCGAACTACAACAAGCTATTTACGCCCTACTCGACGGGAAGGTTATTGTCGGCGGGTCTCCGCTTCCTATTTGGGACGCGGTGCCGGAGAACGAAACCGCACAACGTTACGTTACTATTGGCGACACTGTTTTTATACCCTTCGACACAAAACTAGATTCGTCGAAGGATAACCAACGAGCGACCGTAACCATACATTCGTGGACGCGAGACTACGAAGGACGCTTAGAGGTGAAAAAGATCATGGACGCAGTTTATGGAGTGTTAAACCGTGCAACATTAAGTTTAACAAACTATAGTAGTGTCCTTGTAAGAGGGTTGTCTAATGGCAACACAATAAGAGACCCCCAAGGTAATATGTACCATGGGATAAACACGTTCGATATTATATTGAACGCTAACTAGTAAGGAGAAACCCACCATGCCAAATAGAGCCGGTGTAAATCTTTTAATCTACGTAGAGGACTCCGAGGGTTCGGGCACCTATTCCGCTTTAGGTGGTCAAAACTCCGCTACGGTTACTCTAAATACAGAACTAATCGAAACCACGGACAAGCTTGGTAACGAGTTTGTCGAATACTTAGAAGAGCATGGTATACAATCCATGTCGGTAAGTGGTGCCGGTTTAATTGACTCGTCCGCGTCCGAAGAAGTTGTTCGTGCAGCGAGTTACAACCGTAAAGGTGTTAATTGTATTATCGTCTTTACAGATAGCGGACCTTTAGCCGGTGCGCGTGTAGCCGCTCGTTTTATGATTCCAAGCTATGAAGTAGCCGGAGAACATACAGACGCGCAAAACTATAGTATTACTTTAGAAAGCAATGGTTCCGTAAACTATTCCAACTAAGGTTTTATTTTAATTTTTAACTAACTTCTTTTTAGGAGAACAACCATGTCGAAGTTAACTGTAGTATCAATAAGCGAGCTAGGAGTTTTATTAGTAGCAAACCAAGTTGCCGCCGCCGCCGGTGGTGATACGTTTAAAAACGAGAAGCCTAACGTGTTTCTTGCCGTAACTAATGCAAACGCCGCAACAAGAACCATAACGGTTACACCTAACAAGTCTAGCACTACAACCGCCGGTTTCGGGGAAGTAGCTAAAGACCCAATAGTTGTTACGGTAGCTCAAAACGAAACGAAGTTTATCGGACCTTTTGCGGAAGTGTTTAACGACATTAACGGCGAAGTCGAAGTAACTTACGACGACGAAACCGACGTTACGGTTGCGCCGTTTAAGTTAGAAGCACTTCGTTAAACTTTAACTTTTAAAAACTAAGGTGTACGCAGATGCCAAAAGTAATAAATAAAAAAAGGGGCGAGGTCGAGGTAACACTTGGCGAAAAGACCCTAGTTATAGTACCCACGTTGTTAAACATTGCGGCGTGGGAAGAAGCTACGGGTGAGCATTGGTTAGGCGAAGCGAATAAGCTTGTCTCTGCCTTTGCTTCTCCGAACGCTTCGGAAATTTTTAACTACGTTGGAGCTAATGATTTAATCCAATTCTTTTATATATGTAGCCAAGAAGAGCTTACCATTGGCGAAGTTGGCGAACTAATAGAAGAAGAAGGTTTAGTTGCGGCGGCTTCGATCTACGTTGGTTGTATGGTTGCCGCCATTGCCCCCACGGGTAGTAAAGATACAAGTGGAGGTGGTGAAATAAAAAAGCCGCGTCGCCAAACAACTACGAGGACGAAGAAGGAAGTTTATTAATAGATTGGGAGACTTGGATTGGTCTTGGACTCTCGGATTTTAATTGGACACCGGAGACATTTTGGAACACGACATTTATAGAAATGGTTTACGCTATAAAAAGAAGGTTCCCCACGCAAGAGAAAGTTATAGAAAGTAAAGTTGGTATCTCTCGAAAACAACTTAACGACTCTCTCGAAAAGCATGGTAGAAAGCTTAAAATTGTCGACGGTGAAATAGTGGTAATAGATGGCGACTGAATTAGAAGAGCTAGTAATTAAAATCGACGCTAACCTAGACGATCTTAAAAAAGAGATTGCGAAAGGTAAAGCCGCCGCCGATAGTGGAGCGCGTGGAATAGCGGGGTCGTTCGATAAGATCGGCGCTAGTGTTGCCCAATCTAGAACCCAATTTAATAATTGGGCTAAAATTGCGGTAGCGGCTTTTTCCGCCGCCGCCGGTGCGGTTGTCCGCTCCCAACTAAAAACAATCGACGCGGTAGCAAAGACAAGCGACGAACTCGGTATTGCAACCGATAAGTTAATTGGTTTACAACACGCCGCCGAACTAACCGGAGCGGGTGCGGACTCTATTGCACCTAGCCTCCGTAAAATGACTCGTTTTATTGGTGAGGGTGCAACCGGCGCGGCGGAGTATACGGACACACTAAACCGGCTTGGGCTTTCCGTTAACGAACTAATTAAACTTTCTCCAGACCAACAATTTCAGAAAATAAGCGAGTCCATTAACACCCTCCCCACTAGGACGGAACAAGCAAGCGCGGCTATGGAAATTTTTGGTCGTTCGGGGTCTAAGCTTTTAAACTTAATGGGTTCGGACATGGGTGCGTTAATAGCCGAAGCCGACCGCCTTGGTATATCTGTTAACCGTTTAGACGCTGCAAAAATAGAAGCCGCTAACGACGCAATAACAAGAGCCAAAGCCGCGTTTACCGGTGCGGCTAGAACATTAACAATACAACTTGCCCCAATTATAGAAGCGGTCGCGAATAAGTTTACGGAAGCCGCGCTTGCCGGTGGTGGTTTTGGCGAACAAATTAAAGGCGGAATTAGTAACGCTTTAAAAGCCGTTGGTATTTTTGCGGACGGTCTTCGTGGTTTAGAAATTATCTTTAAAGTTTTACAAATTGCGGCGGAAGGTTTTCTTCTCCATGTACAGTTTATGTTTAGCAAGCTACAAGAAGGTGCTCTTGCAATCATAAACACTTATAGAGAAATGCGAGGTTTAGACCCACTAGAAGGTATTAACGTAAGTCTAGACGAAAATTTAGCAAGCGTAGAACGGTTAAAAGGTGAGTTACACGGCTTGTTAATGGAAAAACTCCCGTCCGAAGGTCTCCAAGAAACATTGGACGAAATAACTTTAATGGCGGAAGCCAGTGCACAAAAAATTGCGGAAGCGAAAAATAACGCAATGAATGTTGCCGCCGGTGGTGAAGCGAACGACGGTGGTGCGAGCGGTGTTGGTGGTATTGGTGAGGCGCAACGCACTCCGGAAGAAAGGCTAGAAGCAATAGAAATACAAAACGAATTAGAACTAGAACTTCTTCGTAAGAAGCACGCGGACGAGCAAACCGTTTTGCAAGAGGCGTTGGACAATAAACTTATTAGCGAACAAGATTTTGTAAGTAAGTCCACCGCGCTAAAACTTAAGGCGGCAAGAGAGTCCGAAGCAATAGCCAAACAAAACCAAAATAGATTACTCCAAGCACAAAAGTTTGGAGAGTTGCAACGCCTAAATAGTTTCTTAAAAACTAACAACGACACACTTAGAGCCGCCGCTAGTTTTGCGGGGGATAGTTTCGAAATTACTAAGAAGCTAGATTTAGCAAGCGCTATTGTAGACACCGCCGCCGGTGTTACTAAAGCTTTGTCTACAAATAACTTTGGTGCCGCCGCCGCTATCGCAATTAAAGGTGCCGCACAAATTAAAGCTATTCGCGGGACTACCCTTGGAGGCGGGGGTAGTGTTGCGGGTGTGGGTGGAACCTCCGCCGGTCGTGGGGGCGGGGGTTCGCAAGACGTAGCAAGTGCCCCGTCCGCACCTTCCGATGCGGAGCAAACCGCAAGAAGAGAACGAGAACTTCTAGAAACCGCAACACCACAAAATAGTAGACGGATAACGGTACAAGTTCCGGACGGCGCTCTTTTATCTAGTGAACAAGTGCGGAACCTTCTAGACGCCATAGCAAGAGAACAAGCAAACTTACAAGTGGAGACGGTTTAACCATGGCAAAGTTTCCAAAACCTATTTTTGGTCTAAACGATCTTTTACGTATGGGTACTCTTGTCTTAGACGAAAGCCTTGCGGGGTTTCCATTTACAAATGCGCAAGACGGTCGTACAGACTCGCAAGCGGGGTTTACCGGCGACGGTTCGGACTACTACGCAACTATAGACTTAGGCGTTGCAATAGCTTTCGACTTCGTTGCGTTTGGTCGGCATAACTTCGGGAGCGTTGGCGCTACAATCCCAATAGAAACTTCCCCCGACAACGCTACGTGGACTCCCGTTGGTTCTATAACACCCACAACGGATAAACCACTTATGGACTTAAACATTAGTGGAAACGACCGCTACATTCGGCTTACGTTTAACGCCGCTACCGAAGACATGTA